GAAGTACTTATCCCAGTAGCGATGCGGGTCTGCGTCCATCTCTGCGCGCATGTTGTCGCCGATATGGAAGCCTAAACCGTCTGCTTTCTTCTCTTGATCGCTATTCGGTTCCGGAAGAACTGAGAAACCTTCGTCCCCGATATCAGAGACCATTCGAAGATACACAGCGGCGGGATTGCGAGCTACCTTTTCGGGAGCTTGCGCACTCTCTACCAGAGATGACATAATCTCTTCATCATCGCTGATAGACTTAGCCACATCACGCCAAGTTGTCTTAGACATAGTAGTTACCTTTAGGTGCAACTGTTGCGGACACGTTGCCAACCGCCTGCTTGATTACAGGCCAGGACACCGCAGCACGTGACAGGAACAAATCACCTGCTCGGTGTCCCAGTCTATAATCAATTAATGATGTATGTCCCATACTTCTACGCATTCGAAACCATCGAAATGCCCTGGATTAGTCTCTCTCCATAAGACTACCGCATGTCCCCACATTTCATCATGTTGATACTCAACAGTGTAGATGATAGCAGGAACAGGATAATTGCCCCTGCACCACTCAATCACTGGATAGTCCCAATGATCGTCAGATGGCCAGATGGCCATGGTATCGTGACTAATAGTAACTATGCCTAACGTAGAAGGAACCGGATAGTGCGGTTCAATCGGTCCTGAACAGTCATAGCCACGGACATAACATTGCACGCTCTCTCCACGTTCGTGCGCTGCATTTACGCTGTCGTATGCGTATCGCACTAACGTTTTTTGATCCGCTATCATTGTATTCCCTCCATTACCTAGCTGCCTGCGTGTCATGCCCGCGGTTGTAATGTATTAGAGGTTAAGTTGGCAGAACTACAATCACCATGGAAGTGAAACCATTCGGTGCATGTGTTGTAGCTTGTCTTGCGCATGCATCCAAGCTTGTTGGATCATGCCATTTGATATTGCCTTGTTTACCCGGGCGAGCGGTAAAGAGTTCAAACTCGCCTTCCTTAGTGTTCACAGTAATAATATCTATCAGCATTTCCACTCTCCCTTGCGGGCATGGCAGACAGACAGCTAGTTGTTAGTTATCGCTGGAAACCACCTCCGAGGTCACTCGGACGTACCAGTCGTCTTCGCCTGCTATGTGCCAGTGGAGTGGAAACCACTGGTGCAACAATCACAACCTACTAACCAACTATGTTCATAGTAAGGCATGAATAAGGTATTGTCAAGAGAGCTTTGACACATTATCGCCTTCCATGCGTGTGGAAGGCAACATTAAGGCATAGGTATAACCTATCTATATAACCTATCTATAACCTTACAACCCTACGTATAACCTACAATGTATCCTCACGTAACAACACTTACCTATCTACCTAAGGTATAAACATCGTAGATACCGATATCTAACTGTCAACCTTATAGTCTATGTCTTATGTGAATTATAGCCTAGATTGAAGACCACCCCGGCCACACCCGTACCAAGGGGGTTAGGGGGTTGACTGTGGAAGCGCGAATCTCTCGAAATAAATTACTAACAGAAATTCTATGTTTCTTTATATGACAAATAATCATATGCATTAGTTAATAATTGAAGATTATCTTTGAAACAGCCTAATCCAGTATTACATTGACTGCACAACAGTCCACGAATTTCTCCAGTTTCATGATTATGATCTACAGCAAGATATCGTGTTTTATCTTTATTTCCGCATATAGCGCAGAATCCTTTCTGATCTTCTAACATTCTATAATATTCATCTAAGGAAATACCAAACGAACGCCTTAAAGTACCTTCTTTTATACTTTGTTTTCTAGCAGATGAAGCATCCCAGTACCATCTCTTCATTCTTTCAGAAGCACACTCTTTGCAAGAAGAAGTCTTACCTGTAGGTGTTCTACGGTCGTTGTGAAAATCTCCAAGAGATTTAGTTTTCTTACATGTAAAACATTCTTTTTCTGTAACATCTATTTTTGGTGTGTCTTTATATTTTAATTTCCTTTTACTCTCACAATTATTACATCTAGAAGTAGATTTATTATACTGTTCCTCTTTTTTATTGGTATTGCAATGTCTACAAAATATCATTTATACAACTATCTCCTAAAATTAAAATTAAAGTATTATATCTATATGCGATGTAAATGTCCAGTTTTATTTCCTATATATGCTTAATGGTAAAACTTGACAAGTGAATAAAAGTATGCTATAATGTCAATTCGCCTGACGAGGCTTTAACTTTATAAAGGAATATTAATATTATGGATTACGCAGCTCACACAATGCCTTCGTATCAACACCTACAGGACTCAGCTAGTCCTGCCCATCTAGGATCTAAACACTCTGAACCACATCATGCAGGTGGAGACGCTGGATGGAAGGTAGGAGCGGGCAAGCCTACCAAGAATGATAATATGGGCAGTCACAAAGAATCTAAGGGTCCAGGCGGGATGGACATGTAGGTGTCTTCTTCCATTGAAGAAGCATGGAATCAAGCAATGATGAAGAAATCAAAAGGTAAGGGACAGCATAGCACTGGTCCTATACACAGTTCGTTCCCTCCGCAAGGAGCACCACAGCCGTCTTCTATGGGATCGCAATCTGCACCCCCTGGCCAGGGGAGTCCTATGGGAATGTCTCCTGGCATGGGAATGCAAGGTATGCCCTCTATGGGCGGAGACACTGAACAGCAAGGTGGATTTTAATATGAAAGATTATATAGAAGAGCCTGAAACTTCCTCAACACAAGAAGCTATGGTCGAGTCTACAAATAGAGCTGGAGATAATATGTTATCCGGTTCCGATAGCTCTTCTTTAATACATCCTAGTTTTCCTCCTATGGGAGTTATAACTCCTTCTCATTTGGGACCAGCTCTACATAGCATAGATCCCTCTTCAGACCATGTAGAAAACTATCCGTATTCTATAAGTTCCCCTTCAAAAGCTTTAACAAAATCTGTGGAAGATGTTAAAAATGCTCGGAGAAAGAAATAATGTCTATTAGTTTACCAGATAAATACACATACAGGGATGCGAAGGACGGTACTAAGTACCCCGCGCATACTTGTACAGACGATGGAGATGAAGGCGGAACTCGTGAGAGTGGAGCCGATCTACGATTTGTAATCATGGACGGTGGGGATCACACTAGGTCTCAAAAGACTATTAACGACCCAACGTCTAAGAACCGTGGTGCCTTGGGTACTAGTCGTGTCTAATGCCTAGTAAGTCAGCTAAACAAGCTAGAACCATGGCTGCCGCTGCACATAATCCAGCATTCGCTAAGAAAGTAGGAATACCTCAGTCAGTAGCTAAAGAGTTCAATCAAGCTGACGCTAAGAAAAGAAAGAAGAAGTAAATGTCTCTGCAAAATTCAGATGGCTCATATAACGTAACTCTACAAGCTACATCTAATCAAGTAGGTGCTGTGCCTATGCCTATTCCTATTACAGCTTTTCCATTAGCTAATGGCTATGAAATGTCCGTAGCTATGGAGCCTAATCAAATTCTATGGGAAGACTGGGGAACAGGTTCTCCAATTGATACAGTTAATAAATGGCAGACTCCTAGTCTAAGCACTGGTACGTCTACTCCATCAGTTGGACAAGAAGTTCTAGCGTCGAGTACAACTGCTAGTGCATGGGCATTCTTACAGTCTCAATATGCATTTCCTGGTCGTAATCCAGGGTATAACTTTGCACAGATGCAAATGCAGTTTGAAACTGGAAATCCTATTAACAATGCTTATAGATTCTGGGGATTTGCAACTATCCCTGCTACGCCTACTACAGCAGCTCCTATTACTGAAGGTGTTGGATTCGAAATCAATGTTAATGGTAAGATGTCTGCTGTTACATGGGCCACAGGGACTAGAAACCCAATTCAGGATATGTCTGTTACTGGTAATAACTCACAACCCACAGATGGAGCTACTCATAAGTATGAGGTATTCTTCCGTGGTGATAATATTGTTTGGTACATAGATGGTAAAGTTGTAGCTCAAACTCTTACTGGTGCTCTTGGACCTAATGTTAATACGCTATTCCTTTCGTTCCTTACCGTAGCTGGAACTACTCCTCCTGGTACTAGTGCAACAGTTACAATAGCTCAAGCTTCTGTTGGAGATACATCTCGTAACGCACAGCGTATCGTTGATGGTACATACAACTGGCGTGCTGCTACGGTTACTCCACAGGGACAGCAAGTCGTAGGTAATTTAACTCCTGGTACTCCTATTACAGCTTCTGCAACAGGAACTACAGCAGCTATTACAGCTACTCTAGCAGGCGTTGCTAATAAGACTACTTATATTACAGGATTAGTTGTTACTACTAATAATCCAACTGCTGCAACTAATTCTACAGTTACGGTAGCTGGTACAGTGTCAGGTTCTCTTGTTTATGGTTTGAATACTGAAATTGCTGCTGCAGCTACACCTCAGCCAGCTCCTTTAGTTATTCAATTCTCATCTCCAATTCCAGCTAGTGCTGTAAATACAGCCATATCAGTGACTTTGTCAGCTTTAGGTGCTGGTGGAGTTGGTCAAGTTAACGTAACCGGATTTCAACTTTAAGGAGTTTATTATGACAATTAAAATGGTAACTTTTCCTGGACTTGCCACATCTGGAACAGTTTCTGTTCCAGGTCTTAAAATAGGGGATCGTATGATTGCTCTTCAAGAATCAAACGGAACAAGTCTTCCTATTGGAGGGTGGTCTCAAATAATTACAACAGATGATCAAATTACTCAGTCAGCTACTGGTGATAATAGTTCTATTTCTTTAGTGGCTTTGTTTGAACGGGATGTTATCATTCCGTAACCAATGAATGGAATGGTTAGCTACTAATTTATTCAATGTTGTAACATCGCTAGTTATGATCGGTGGTGGTATCGCATTTGCTATGACTTTAGACCATAGACTTAAGAATATTGAGAAAGAACAAACAGAGACTAAATTATTGGTTGTTATGTCTGCACGTTTAGAGGAACGTTTAACATCTCTTTACCAGATAGTGATAAACCAAGGTAAACGGTTAGATCGAGTTGTAGAAAGAGTATATGGTCAAAGGCACGAAGAAGACGAATAGTCTCACTGATGAGCGTGAACAACACCGTATTAAAGCAGAAGGTTCGTTAGAATATTTTATAAACCTAGTACACCCTAAAAGACTGTTAGGCAACATACATCGAGAGACAATAAATTGGTGGACAAGACAAGATGCTAAATCACACCAACTGTTATTGCTTCCTCGCGATCATATGAAATCTGCCCTTATAGCTTATAGGGTTGTCTGGGAATTAACTAAAGATCCAACATTACGTATCCTCTACATATCTGCTAATAGTAACCTTGCTACTAAGCAGTTAAAGTTTATGAAGGATATTCTTACGTCTGATACTTATCGTATATTTTGGCCAGAAATGGTTAATAAGGATGAGTTTCATCGTGAGAAGTGGACAGAACGTGAAATATCAGTAGACCATCCTAAACGTAAAGAGGAGTCTATTCGTGATCCAAGTATTTTTACAGCAGGTCTTACCAGTAACATCATTGGTTTGCATTCTGATATTACTGTTATGGATGACGTTGTCGTAACTGGCAACGCGTATACTGAAGAAGGTAGAGATAAGACTGAAACTCAATACGGACATCTGTCTTCTATTGAAAGTACTAATGCCCGTGAATGGGTAGTTGGGACTAGATACCATCCACACGATATGTACTCTAAGATCATTCAAATGATGATCGATGAATATGATCATTATGGTAATATTATTAAATCTACAGAATTATTCGAAGTAAAAGAATATCCAGTTGAAAGTGTAGGAGACGGTACAGGTGAATTCTTATGGCCTAAACAACAACGTTCCGATGGAAAGTGGTTCGGATTTGATGTTGAAATCCTTGCTAAAAAGCGATCTCAGTATATTAACAAGGTACATTTTCGTGCACAGTACTACAATGATCCCCACGACACGTCTAACTCTCCAATCAAAAGAGATAACTTTCAGTACTATGATCCTGTTTTTCTAAACAAAGCAGGTTCTAATTGGGTATTCAAGAATAGTAGACTAAATGTTACTGCTGCTGTGGATTTCGCTTATACTACTGGACTTAAGTCTGATTATACTTGCGTCGTTGTTGTAGGCGTTGATGGTGATCAAAACTATTACGTACTAGACATAGAACGGTTTAAGACAGATAAGATATCTGAATACTTTAATCGTATATTTAAACTATATGAGAAATGGGCATTTAGGAAGATACGTTGTGAAACTACAGCTGCACAAATTGCTATCGTAAATGACCTTAAGAACAGTTATATACGCCCTATGGGACTGTCTCTTGCAGTGGAGGAATTCAGACCTTCCAGAGTACAGGGTAGTAAAGAAGAACGTATTTTATCAGTATTAGAACCTAAATACGCTAATAAACAGATATGGCATTATCCTGGCGGTAACTGTCAAATCTTAGAAGAAGAATTAATATTCTCTAATCCAGCTCACGATGATGTTAAGGATGCCTTAGCTTCAGCTATAGACTTTGCACAGGGACAAGCTCCCTTAAATATATTTAGGACAATGAAACAAACAGCACAAATCTTTAACTTTCATAATAAGTTCGGCGGTGTATCGTGACAGAATTATACCCTGAAGGTGTAAAACTATGTCCCAAGTGTGACTCCATTAACAAGAAAAGTAATACACGTTGCTGGTATTGTAGGCATGTATTCTCGTGACGGGCAGGGTACTTGAGCTATCAAATATTATAAGCCCAGATCAGTTAGCTACCCGTCTTACAGAACGGTGGATACAGTGGGATACTCTACGTCAAGTTAAGAAGACCGATTGGGAGGAAGTCCGACGGTATGTCTATGCCACAGATACGTCTGTGACTACTAATAATCAGCTACCGTGGAAGAATAAGACTACAGTTCCAAAACTATGTCAGATTAACGATAATTTGTATGCTAATTACATTGCTACAATGTTTCCAACACAAGCTAAGAACGTTATTTGGGAAGCTAATGAATTAGACTCTGCATCTGTACAGAAGCGTGATGCTATTGAAAACTATATGACTTGGTGTATGGATCAG